ATTTTTAATTAAATAAACGAAAGAAAATGGCAAAATCTGAATTTCGCGTCGTTCGAGAAACGCAAGTTAACACTCCCGAAAGCCTTTTGACGGTTGAAAAGGGAGAAACGGTAAGAGTATCGTGCAAGGACTTCTCGCCTTATAGCACGGTCAAGAGTGCAGCCACACGCCTTAACCAGCGTGCTGGCTGTGTTGAGTTTGAGATAACCACACCCGACAATGGTGCAACTATCATCATCAAAAGAAACTAATCATGAAAGAATTGTTCACTCCATTCAGAAACTGGCGCGTTATCGTGCTTGCAGTGCTTGTGATGGTCGCTGCCGTGTTCATTCTCGGCGACTGCGACGACATGGGTTATCTCCTGTTTACAAAGGGTGTTGGCTTTGGTCTCGCCTACATCATCTATCGTCTTGGCAAGTATTGGGATGCCAAGGGCAAAATCAATGAGTTAACAGCACTCGCAGAAGAAGAATAACCATGAGTACCTATATCCAGTTTCCCGACAAGGTGGTGTCATACGACACGTTCATGGACGACCTTTCATCGCGCATAGTTCGCAAGATGCAGCGTGCGGAGGCAGACCCTAAGACGGTCAGCCAACGAAAGGCTTACTCCATCTTCGGACGTGCCAATGTTGACCGCTGGCGCAAGGAGGGACGCATACATCCTTGCAAGCGTCCGGGCAAAGTGGAGTATTGCATGGCAGACTTACGACTTCTTCAGCAGACGCAACAAGATTACTTCAAACGCTAACGAATATGGATTACGCAATTTACAAAACTACCGACGGCAAGCACCCTCGCGTTATTCACCGCTTCACACAGGAGGCTTGCAACCATAAGGCAAAGGCTGCTGCGCGTGAAAAACTAAATGATATGTGGCTCCGCGTCCTCCAGCGTCCGATGCTCCATCACAACCCCAAAGGTACAAAGGACGATTTCCAGTACGACTACATGACGAGCGTCAACACTTCCGAGTGCATCCGCTTCTACATAGACAAATTATAAGTTAAACCATTTAATAGTATCAATCATGAGTCAAATCACTCTCACCGTCGAGCAGCTTAACGAAATGCAGCCCCTCGACATCGTAACGTCGCCTATCGTTCGCGACAAGTTCATCAACATCTATGATACCCTTTGGGGTAATGGCACAGGCGAAGCAGCCTACGAGCGCGAAAGCAACTACTTCAACAAGTTGCTGCGCGATACACCCGACCTGCAAAAAGGCACTCACTTCTCTTTGTTTACAGCGTTTATCGACCTCGCAGTGTGTGGTCTATCGCTTGAACAAGGTACACGCGCCTTGTGCTACCTTATCGGACGCAACCAAAAGACAACTCCGAAACTCGACCAGCAAGGCAGACCTTTGAAAGACCAAAAGGGCTACATCATCTACAACTGGGAGGGTCGCGTTGTTCTCACTATCTCTGCTTACGGCGAACTGGTGCTGCGCGAACGTGCTGGACAGATACGTCATGCCGACAACCCGGTACTGGTGTATGCCAACGACGAGTTTTCTTTCTCCGACAAGAACGGACGCAAGGAAGTGGAATATGTGTGCCACCTGCCTCACACTGGTCAGCGTATCGTGGCTTGCTACCTCCGTATCACTCGCGCTGATGGCAGCATCGACTACTCTGTAATGACAGAAGAAGACTGGGTGCGCCTTGCTCAGTACAGCGCACGTCAGAACAAGAATGGTGGTGCCAACGCTCTCTATGGAGTTGACCAGCAAGGCGTGGTCAATATTGACAGTGGTTTCCTCATGGCGAAGTGTATCAAACACGCTTTCAAGACTTATCCGAAAGTCCGCATTGGACGTGGTACTGAGTTGCAGAGCCAGCAGGTTGAGGAGAAAGAAATCGAAATAAACGATGATTTGTATGGCGTTAACACCGAGACTGGCGAGGTCATGCAGCCAGAGCCACAGCCGTTTGGACCTCCTGCCAACGACGTTTCTGCAGGTGTAACCGTAGATGCCGGTGATGATGATGGCTTCTAACGAGAGAAAAGAAAGCGCGTGCAAAGGATGTCCGCAAGCCTATCGCGCTATCAACGGTCTCTTTTGCTCACGCTTACACAGATACGTAGAGTATTGCTTGGTTCAACCTTGCATAAACATTATTCAATCCACAAAACAGGTATCATCATGACAACAGAAATAACAATTTTTGAACCGCAGAATGTAGGCACGATTGCAAAAGTCGCGCCACAGGCTTTCAAGGAGAACAGCGTTTCGCACGACCGCTGCCTCCAGTTCGGACAGGAACTGCTCAACCGCGTAAATACCGAGGGTATGTCCGACGAACTCGACCAAGAGATTGCAACATTCATTGAACGTGCGAAGAAGACATTGAAGAAGATGAACGGCAAACGCTCTGCCGTTACCCAACTCTTTGACAACATTCGTTCGGTCTATACAAAACTGGAAAACGAGGTTGACCCTGCAAAGAAAGGAACGGTTGCAGCACAGTTGCAGGAGTACCGCAACAAATACGCTGCCAAGAAACGTGAGGAATACGAGGCAGAGCAGCGCAGAAAGCAGTTGGAACAGGCTAAGGTGATGGCAAAGAACAAGTATGCTACCGATGTCGAAGACGACCTCCTGCGTCAGTTCAATGCACTTGTTGCTTCTACGTGTAACCGTCTTATCGAACTTGACAAGTCTCTGACACTTGAAAACTATGCCATCGTTTACGATGGAGTGAAAAACACCAGCGACCAACTTTCACAGGACTGGTTCAATGCGCTTCGTCCCGAAGTGCTGATGCCCTCAGTTCTCTCGCCCGAAGACGCGCGTGCCATCGCTGCCGAAGTGAAGCAGAAGATACAGCAGCGTTTCAAGGAACAATTCACTTTTGAGATTTCAACCAACCGCGACGACATTCTTGACCGTCTGCCATCCAAGCGCAAGGAATTGGAGCGCATTGCCAAAGCCAACAAGGAGGAGGCAGAGCGTATCAAGAAACAGATGGAGGAGCGCGAGCGCAAGGAAGCCGAACAGCGAGAGAAAGAACGTGTCGAACGTGAGGCAAAGGAGAAAGCTGCTGCCGAACTCGCTGCACAGAAACAGGAAATGGACGGTCTCTTTGGTGCCGCTGAAATACAGGTCAACCAGTATCAGCCGAAAACATCTGTCAAAAAACGCCTCAACGTACTAAACTCTGAGGGCTTCATGCAGGTAGTTGGTATGTGGTGGGCGCAACACGGCTGCACACTCTCTGTTGCTGAACTTGAAAAGATTTTCTCAAAGCAACTGACATACTGCAACAAACTGGCTAACGACAAAGAGCACCCAATCTTTATCCAGTCTGAACATATTGAATACGTGGACGATGTAAAAGCAAAGTAACTATGTACGAAAGCGGATATTACCCAGCAGGTGCGGAGCATGACCCAAACGCTCCGTGGAACCAGTCAGACCCCGAACCAGTATCGCATGACATCGAGTATTCTTGCACCATGCGTCGCACTGCAACCGTCGAGACTACCAACTATGTGCCTGGTACATGGGAAAAAGACGAGGACGGCTTTGGCTATCGTGACGGTGATGATTTCTCCGATACCGATTGGCTGTCCGACTTCAAAGATACCTATCGTACACCGAAAGAACTCATTGACCTGCTCAAAGAAACAGCCAAAGAACTTGCCGATGGCAAGATGCCTAACAAACCAAAATCGTTTTGGAAAGACGTAATGGCTGACTGCGAAAACTGGAGTATCGACGATGAAGAAACAGAAATGCTTTGATTATGATGAATATCCAAGATATAAACTACTACGAGCGAAGTGAGGTCAGCAACTCTGACCTCACCGAACTCAAAAACCTGCTCCATCCGCGCCTACAGTTTGGCGATAAGGAAGCAGCGTTCCGCTTCGGCTCTCTTGTCGATGCCATCATCACAGAACCCGACCGCGTGAACTACTACCAGTACACCATGGACGATGTTCAGTACACGGAAGACGAGTTCCGACACGCACAGGAAATGTACCGCTCTTTGCGTCGGGAGGCTCGCAATGACGCTTTCCTTGCAAAGGTGCTGGAGATAGCGGACACGCAACGCTGTATGGTAAATAAGCAACAGCAATTCGAGTATGGTGGGTTTGTTTTCACTCTCGACACTCGCTGCAAGTGGGATTGGTTCCTTGACATTTTCGGCTTTGGTGGCGACCTCAAAACGACTTTCGCTTCTACGCAGAAAGAATTTGACGAGGCTGTGGACTTCTTCGACTGGGACAGGAGCCGTGCATGGTACATGGATATAGCACACTCCGACCGTGATTTCATCTACGGCATCAGCAAAAAGAACTGCTGCGTGTTCAAGAAGTTCATCAACCGTGGCGACGCTATTTACAACCGTGGACGTGAGAAATATGAAGAACTGGCTTTCCAGTATTGGTGCTTAAACTTATAGTCAGATGGAACTGAAACACAATCTTAAAATAGAACCATACCCATACCAGCGTGAGGGTATCATCTTCGGGCTTGACAAACACAGGCTGCTCATCGGTGATGAACCGGGACTTGGTAAGACACTCCAGTCCATCGGCATTGTCGATACGGCTAACGCCTACCCTGCGCTCGTTATCTGTCCGTCCTCTCTTAAAATCAACTGGCAGCGTGAGTTTGAGAAGTTCACAAACAAGAAAGCACTTGTACTTGACAACGCTACACGCACGGCATGGCCGTATTTCCTGCAAATGGGTATGTTCCATGTTGCTATCGTCAACTATGAGAGCCTACGCAAGTATTTCGTTTGGGACATCAATTCTTCAGACCGTCGTTCTTTCCGTCTCAAAGATGTTGTATTCAATGATGCCATCAAGGTTTTTCGCTCGGTTATCATCGACGAAAGCCACCGTGTCAAAGACCCAAGCGCACAGCAGACAATCTTCACACGGGGCATTGTTGAGGGCAAGGACTTCCGTATTCTCCTTTCGGGTACGCCTGTTGTCAATCGTGCAGAAGATTTGGTTTCCCAACTCTCCATCATGGGCAAGTTACAGGAGTTTGGAGGTCGTGGCAAGTTCCTCGCTGACTATGGAGAAAATGACAACCTTGAAGAACTGTCTCAGCAACTCTACCGCCGCTGCATGATACGACGTGAAAAGGCAAAGGTGTTGACGCAACTGCCCGACAAGACGCGTACAGACCTCTATGTGGAAATATCCAATCGTGAGGAATACGAACTTGCAGCAGAAGACCTTGCCGAGTACCTGCGTCAATATAAGGAGTGCTCCGATTGGGAGATACGTCGCAAGATGCGCATGGAGGCTCTTGTCAAGTTCATGACACTGCGCTCGCTCTCTGCCAAGGGTAAGGTAAAGCAAGCCATTGACTTTGTTCGCGTTTTCCTTGCATCCGGCAAACCACTCATCCTGTTCTGCTCACTCCATGAGATTGTAGATGAACTGTGCAAGGCGTTTCCTGATGCTGTACGCGTAACAGGGCGCGATAATGCCACATCGAAGCAACAAGCCGTTGACAGTTTTCAAAACGGATATAGCCAGTTGATTATCTGCTCAATCAAGGCTGCTGGTGTTGGACTGACGCTGACGGCATCGTCAAACGTGGCTTTCGTAGAATTTCCTTGGACTTATGCCGACTGCTGCCAGTGCGAAGACAGAGCGCACCGTATTGGACAAAAAGATAACGTGACGTGTTACTACCTCATCGGTCGCCATACCATCGACCGTGCGCTCTACGACATCATCCACAAGAAAAAGTCCATTGCTAACCAAATCATGGCTGCTGACGATGAGATACCTACCGACGAAATGTATTTCAACGAACTGGCTTCTATGATACTCAACCCAGACAATGACGATGGAGATATGCAAGACTGACATCAAAGCAATCATCGGTTTTCTCGATGATGCGGCAACGCTCGTAGATGAGGAATGCCAACGGCGAAGCCAGCAGAAACGCGGCTACCTGCTGATGCTCAACAAGGCAAGGCTCATGCGACTAATGAAACAGAAACTTGAACGTAAATTATAAACTCTAAAAATTTGAAGTTATGACAAGAAAAGAAATCGCAAAGGAACTGGCAAATCGTTCCAACCTCACCCCGTCACAGGCTACTCACGCCGTAGAGGGTATCATTGAAATTATTGAAGACGCACTCGCCAAGGATGAACCTATCCTGCTGCGTGGC